AGAAGCAGCAAGAGCGCTGGGTGTGACACCGGAGGCGGTCTATGCGGCGGTGAAAACGGGACGCTTGCCGGTGGTGCGAACAGCGGACGGTCGTGAGCTGGTGAACAGCGAGACCATGCGCGAGCACTGGGCAAAAAACACGCAGCGGCGCATAGGAAGAGGTCCAAAGCCGCCTGCTGGTCAAAAAATGTTTCCGGCAGCAAGGCCGAGGATGGCGAAGACGGAGGAATCGATCCCGGACTACGACGAGTCAAGGGCTCGCACTGAGCACCTGAAGGCTGAGCTGCTGGAGCTTGACCGCAAGCAGAAAGAAGGCGTTTTGGTAAAAGCAGAAGAAGTTGAGCTGAAATGGGTGGAGATTGTGACGTTAGCCAGGACCAAAATCTTGGGCATACCAACTAAAGCGAAGCAAAGGATCCCGGATCTTGATACAGAGGCTGTGACGACGCTGGAAGATATTGTTCGCGAAACGCTAGAAGATTTGTCTGAGAGTGTGTCTAATGACTGAAGACAACCTGTTGAAGTTGGAGCGTGCGGCATATCGGGCGTTCAAGCCACCTGAGAAGCTGACTTTGAGCGAGTGGGCGGATCGCTATGCGTTTTTAAGCGCAGAAAGCAGCGCGGAAGGCGGCAGATGGCACACTTTGCCGTATCAAAAAGGAATTATGGATGCAATAACGGATCCAAGGGTTGAGCAGGTGACTGTGATGAAGAGCGCGCGGGTTGGATACTCGAAAATCTTGAACCACGCGATTGCATTTCATATTCACCAGGATCCCTGCCCGATCATGCTGGTGCAGCCGACGATCGAGGACGCGCAGGGCTATTCGAAGGAAGAAATTGCGCCGATGTTGCGTGATACGCCTTGCTTGAAGGGCTTGGTAAGCGAGTCGAAGGCGAAAGATGGTGCGAACACGATTTTGCAGAAGCAGTTCCCTGGCGGAACGCTGAGCATGGTTGGCGCTAATAGTCCGCGTGGCTTTCGGCGTGTGAGCAGGAGGGTGGTTTTGTTTGATGAGGTCGATGGTTATCCGGCATCAGCAGGTGCGGAGGGCGACCAGATCAAACTTGGTATCCGAAGGACTGAGTACTACTGGAATCGCACAATTGTGGCCGGCAGCACGCCGACAGTGAAGGATTTCAGCCGTGTGGAGCGCATGTTCCTGCAGACGGATCAGCGTCGCTATTTCGTCCCGTGTCCTGATTGTGGACATATGCAGTACCTGAAATGGCCAAACATTCGATGGACTGATGGCGACCCGAGCACAGCGGGATATTGCTGCGAGTCATGTGGTGTAATAATTCCGCATTCTAAAAAGCGTTGGATGGTGGAGCGCGGCGAATGGCGCGCTACCGCACCGGGCAATGGGAAGCATGTGGGATTTCATATTTGGGCGGCTTATTCGTATAGCCCAAATGCGACGTGGCCGAATTTAGTGGAAGAATTTTTGGATGCGAAGAACGACGCAGAGCAGTTGAAGACGTTTGTGAATACGGTGCTGGGCGAGACCTGGGAAGACGAGTATGCATCGAAGGTCGGCGCTGATTCATTGCTGGAGCGCGCGGCTGACGAGACTTATCAGCAATATGTGCCGCCTGCTGAGGTGCTGGCACTGACGATTGGCTGCGACGTGCAGGATGACCGGTTGTCGTTGAGTGTTTGGGGTTGGGGGCGCGAGGAAGAGGGTTGGTTAATTGATCGCGTGAAGTTGTATGGCAGTCCGTCGCGGCCGGAGGTGTGGAAGCAATTGGACGAGATTTTGCAGAAGCCTTATATGAATGAGGCTGGTGAGCAGATGAAGGTGTTGTGCTGCGCAATCGACTCTGGTGGCCATCACACGCAGGAGGTGTATCAGTACAGCCGTGAGCGTGCGGCGATGGGCGTGATTGCGATTAAGGGTATGTCGCAGAAGGGCAAGCCACCGCTTGGTAAGGCGTCAAAGGTTGATGTGGATTACAAAGGTCGAGCATTAAAGAAGGGCGCGCAGTTGTTCCCGGTTGGCGTTGACACAGTGAAGTCCTTGTTGTTTGGAAGGCTGAAGCACAACGAGCCTGGGCCTGGGTATTTGCATTTCTTCCCGACGATTGGCGCTGACTATTTTGAGGAGCTGACAGCGGAAAAGCAGATTTTGCGTTTCAGGAATGGATACCCCGAGCGGGTGTGGGTAAAGAAGAGCCAGGCTCCCAACGAGGCACTGGACGAGATGAACTATGCGTATGCGGCATTGCATCGTCTGTACCAAAAGATGGACAGACGGACGATATGGGATCAGCTTGAGCGAAAGGATGAGGAGAAGCCGAAGCAGCCGGCGCGGCGCGCTGCACCGAAGCGGAGTTTCGTTAAACAGTGGTAAGCATCAGCGCTAAAGTGACGAAGAACAGGGAGATAGGCATCTGATGGGGATCCCTTCGTCCATTACTGCAGGCGTGGACGTGGTGTGGATCGATGCCGCGACTACGGATATTTTTGGCAACGATGTCACGAATGTTACCCATAATTTAACGTATTATTTCCGCTTGAATACAGCAGGCGAGGGTGCTAGCGCGACTGGTGTTGCGTACGAGAACGGCTGGAAGGTAACGCTACCTGCTGCGACTAGCGCGGCGATGGACGCGAGTCCTAACTGGTATTTCCAGGCATTGCTTACTGCGGTTAGTGGTGGTGCAGTCACCGAATACAGCAGGGGCCAGATTGAGGTTCAGGCATCGCTTGCGTATTCAGGCACGCCTGGTGCGTTTGATGGTCGCACTCAGTCTCAGAAGGATCTCGACGCCGTTCAGGCCGCTATTCGGTCATTGATGACCGGCGGCGCAACGCAGGAATACCGAATCGGCAATCGTTCGCTGAAGCGATATGACTTGACCGAACTGCTTGCGCTGGAGTCGAGGTTGAAAGCAGTAGTGGCACGCGAGAATAAGGCGAAGTTGATCGCATCAGGTCTGGGCGATCCGAACAATCTTTACGTCCGCTTCAACCAAGGCTGATGGGCATTCGTACCGCGATTTTGCAACGTTTCGGTCTTCAGCCCGTACCGAAGGCGATGCCGCCTGTGAGGCGTCGTAATTATGCGGGCGCGATCATCAGTCGCTTGACCAGTGACTGGATGGCGACGCAGGCTAGTGCTGATGCTGAGATTCGCACCAGTCTGCGCAAGCTGCGTGACCGCAGCCGCGAGATGGTGCGGAACAATCCGTATGCGAAGCAGGCAAAGCGGACCACGCAGATCAACGTTGTTGGTGCCGGCATCAAGATTCAGTCGCAGGTTGCAGCGCTGCGTGGCAACCGTCGTGACGAGCGGACCAATTCGCTGATTGAGCAGAAGTGGGCATCATGGTGCCGCGCGCAGCATTGTGATGTTGCAGGGCGCCATAGCTTCCACGTAATGGAATGGCTAGCTGTTGGCGCCCTTCCTGAATCAGGGGAGGCTCTGTTCAGGATTGTGCGTCGGTCCTTCGGTGGTAGTCGAGTGCCACTGGCGCTCCAAATGCTTGAGGCTGATTACCTGGATGAGGAGTATCAAGGCCCAACCCTCGCCAATGGGAACGAATGGCGGATGGGCGTGGAGGTTAACGAATGGGGCCGCCCTGTGCGGTACGCCTTCCTCACGCGCCATCCAGGTGACTACTGGTTCCAGAATGCCCCGCAACGAAATGAAAAGCATGTCTTCCTGCCTGCGGAAGATGTGATCCATTTGTTTATCCCCGAGAGGCCACAGCAACATCGTGGCGTACCGTGGTTCCACCCTGTGATGACGGACGCTCATCAGCTTCAGGGTTATGAAGAAGCAGCGGTAATTAGAGCGCGCGCTGGTGCCAGCGTGATGGGCTTTATTACCAATCAAGAGGGTGAATTAACTGCAGATGATATTGAAAACGAGCGGAGGATTAGTGAGTTCGAGCCTGGCATGTTCAAGTATTTGATGCCGGGCGAGAACGTCACGGTGCCAAATATTGACTCGCCGGATCAACAGTATGAGATGTTTGTGCGCAATAAGGTGCGCAGGTTTGCGAGCGGCTTTGGTTGTTCGTATGAGACATTGAGCCGTGACTTCAGCGACACCAACTATTCGAGCAGCAGGTTGTCGTTGCTTGAGGACCGCGAGCACTGGAAGGTGGTGCAGTCGTACTTGATTGAGCACTTCCACATGCGGGTGTTCCGCGAGTGGTTGTCGCTTGCGGTGCTATCTGGTGAGCTGCCGTTTGATGATTTCGAGACCCGGCCTGAGCGTTACGACACACCGCGTTGGATGGCACGTGGTTGGGACTGGGTGGATCCGCTGAAGGAAGTGAAGGCTTACCGCGAGATGGAGCAGGCGGGTTACATGACCAAGGCGCAAATTGTGGCGAAGCTTGGCGGTGACTTTGATGAGAACCTGGCTGAGCTTGCGAGGGAGCAGCAAGCGGCTGAGCGATTGGGCGTTGAGCTTGATCGCGACATTATTGAGCAGCCGATGCTTGCTGCTGATGAGCCGATGCCGGCGGAAGAGCCGCCTGCACCGACCCGTAGCCGGAGGAATAAGTAATGGGCGCCAAGCCGACTGATGGAATGAAGGAAGAAGCGCGGCGTTATCGCGCTTGGAAAGAAGAGGGCCGCAAGGGTGGCACTGATGTTGCGGCCCGGCGTGCTGGTCAGATCTTGAGTGGTGAAGAGCTGAGCGACGAAACTATTCGCACGATGAGCGCATGGTTTGCGCGTCACGAGGTGGACAAGCAGGCTGAAGGATTTAGCCCTGGCGAAGAAGGGCATCCATCGCCGGGAAGGGTGGCATGGGCAGCCTGGGGAGGCGACCCAGGTAAAACATGGAGTGATGCACTTGTGGCTCGTATGGACTCTGACCGTGAGTTGACGCCTGATTTAACTGCGCCGCAGGTGCAGTTGTATGAGGCATTTGAAGAGATTGCTGGGGAGCTTGGGCAGTTTGGTCAGGATGCAGGGCCGCATGGTTCGCATTACATGGCCGAGAGCCCATTTGCTGGTGACGGCATGATGTGCGCAAATTGCGCGTTCTATGCGGGACCACGCGCTTGCGAAATCGTGAGTGGTGACATTGCACCTGAAGGGGTTTGCAAGTTTTGGATTATTCCTGAACGGTTGATGTCAGAGCAACCTGAGATGGAAGAGGGCAGGCCGTATCCGAATGAGCACGCGGCTCG